GGGTGGAAGGGTCATCCGTGGCCCTACTCCGGAGACCGGTCGGGCCTACACGGCGGAGACGCCGTGCGCTGAGCGTTAAACTTCAGTTTTCAGCGGGTGGCCTGAAGTTTGTCGCAAGTATAGTGCTTAACCGCGGGGCCCCAGCGACAAGGGCACGTTGGTTGCAGATGACTTCACGTGCGCCTATCTGCATCGGCGCACATGCCCGTTTTCCTATTGCGGGGCTTTTGAGGAGAGTTTGGGACGAAGTGCTGGAATTTTTCCGAGTTTTTGTCTACTGTGTCATGTATTGGCCGAGGATTTGTTTGGTTTATTCGGTGGCTGCCCATGGCGATGGCGCCTTTAAGGCGGGGGTGTGGGACCCCCGCCAGGTGAAGTGGTTTAAATATTCATGCATAAGGCCTCTAAACCCTGCGGGGCCGGGCGCCTAGGAAGTAGGTAAAATCTAGCCAGGCACCCTCTGCAAGGTTGTAAAGTAGGCGAGCGCCTCCTCGGATAATGTCCTCAACAAGGCCTTCAGTGAAGCGAGTGACAGTGCCGGAATCAGGATCATCATGGTACCAGGCACCGTCACGGACGACGGACGCGCAGATGTTCAGCGTGGCGTCTTTCGCAAGACTGGAATTGGGAGAACGGACAGGCGAGGCAGCATACAGGTGAGTCTGCGCGAGCTGCAGGGACCAGATCGCGTAGACTGTTAGCTTCACTCGTGTGGCCGTGCCGTTGGAGAGGAATTCGAGGTGAATGACGGGACGATCGATGAGGGGGCTGCCGTCGTTGTCATTGCTCGCTGCCGTGGCCGTCTTAACGGACGGATGGTAGTCGTGAGGGTCAGTGGGGACCCAGATGGCGGACAGCGATGGGTTACCGCCGCTTGTTGGCGGACCCAGGACGGAGTGCATCGTCTCATGTGCGGGAAAGCCGACACCGTTGCCGGTGCGGGCCGCCGCAGTGAGTCGACGCCCCATCCAAACATTGACATCGGGGGCGGCGCTGCTCGTGCTCATGACGGAGGTGACTTCCACCATGAGACCAAGGCAGCGGACACTCTGGACCGACGCGACGTTGATAGCCGTAGCGTAGAGTGAGTCTGCCTTGATAGTGGGAGCAGTGTTCAGTGTTGCATACGTGCCAGCAGCACCACCGAAAGTGGACTGTTTGATGAGCTCAGCCGGCCAAGGTTCAATCATGACACCTTTGCCGTCGCCTTGAGTCGTCGTGAGCAGTACTTCTTCGCTGGTCATGCTGGAAACGATGTTGCCATCAATCCCCATGCCGTCAGGGAACTCCATTCCCTGGGCGAGCTTGGGGTTCAGGATCGTGCGCATTTGATTCGCTACGTGGTGGGTCAGAACTGCATTGCCGTTTGATGTGACAAGGCGGCCCACCTTAGCAGTCTGCGAGCCGGGCTGACCCCTAGGCGCCGGGCCCCCACCGATCGTCGAACCGCCACCGCCGCCGACCGCTGGATTGAGTGGGCGCATCGGCACCGGGGACGGGCGAGGACCGGGAGGGCGAGGTTGGGGAACCGGCTTCTTAGACGCCGGCGGAAGGGGAGCCTTGCCCGACAGAGCTGAATCAATGTAGCGCTTAAGAGCATTCAGGTTGCGTGGGTCAGCGGGATCAATGGCGCTGGCAGACGCACGGTTGCGCTTGGATTTAGGCATGAAGGTGAATTAATGACCACGTGTGTGGGGTATGTGTGGTGAAGTTTTGCTGTGTGTTGGTTGAACAGCGCACTGCCCTCGCAAAGTGACAGGCGGGCGGGCTGTATTGTGCTCACATGAGGACACCTGACGCGTAGGCGTTGCAAACGGTGTACAGCATATCATCGTCTACAACACCTTCGTTGGACCATTCCATACGTCGATTTACAAGATCCTCCGCACCAACGGAACCCCAGCGTTCAGAGTAGAAGACACGAGCGGAAGCAGGGTCGATCTTCGGGAACTCCGGGGGCTGACAAGACCAGTTGTCCTTATTGAGGTTGAGGAAACCGTCTTCTGTGTCGCGAATGAACCCGCGACGTTCCGCGTTTATCACACGGAGCGCGCGTTCGTGATCACGGCTTGACTGTTGGGCGGTGGGAAGCGTGCGCAGGTAACGCTGAAGGCCAGCGTGGAAATAGGGCACAGATGGCCACTCGCGAAGAGCAGCTATAGTGATGACCCTAGCCCACGCTTTCCCGTAGCTCTCGGTGCCGGGTTCACGGCACCAGAAGAGTTTCGGAAAAGAGCGTTCAGGGGATAGAACGGCATAGACGTGCTGGTTAGACGGCACGAAATTGCGACCGCAGAAGGCGGCGTTTATCCAAGTCACGGGCACGCACTTCATCTTGAAATTGGAAAGCGCTGTGAGGCGTTGATACTCGGCCACGAACTCCTTGGCCCAACGGCCGAAGGCTACCGAGGTGGCGTCGTCACCCAGCATGATCATGTGGAAAATAAGATCGACCATGCGTTCGGGGTAGACCTCCAACCAGTGGAAATAAAGGTAGAGGAGGATGACGTGGCCGCCCACTGTGTTGCCTAGGGAGGTGTAGGCGGAACCGGAGTGTTGTGAGCCGAGATAGAGAATGAGCCTTTCATAGAGTTCATAGAGGTGAACACGTATGAACGTAATGACGCGCAACACGACATCGGCCAAAGCCGGGACGTTGTCACGGAAGAACCGCGTGAGTGGAGAAGCAACGTCATATATCATATGTACGCCTTTACGGGCGAAAGCCTTGAACTTGCCCCAAGGCGTTCTGATGTTGGCGGCTCGCTCACGGAGGATGTGTTGGAGGAAATCCTTAGTGTCGAGCCCCAATGCGGTGGAAAGCCAGATCAGAACGGGATAGAGGTAGAAGAACCAGTAACTCTCAGCCTGCGTCCCCTCGAAAGTCTGGTGGTCATAGTTGATGAAAAGAGCTTGCTCCCAGCTCCTGCAAAAGTAAAAATACTTTTCACCAGCGGATGCTGGTTAGCCCCCCCGAGGCTGTTAGCGCTAAACGGCTGGAAAAGCCGCAAGAATGCTAACACATCGTTTCTTCACCTTATTAGCTCGAGGCACGATTGCGACCCCGAAAGGTGCTGCACTACTGGAACCTTCCAGAATTGTCCGCCAGCTATTGATAGTAGGACGAATCTTACTAGCAATGAACTTGTAAGGGCAGAAATGCATAACTTCACTTGAGTCTGAGGTCCTCATAAAGGCTACTATTTCACTGTAGCCGACCTCAGGGTTGTATCGCCCTTGCAGTTGAATCTGCAATGGGTCATCAGTATATCGACCAATGACGGGCGACCCTTCACCAACCCAGGGCAACGGAATACCGCTGTCCTCAATGGCGCTTTCAATGTAGGCTGCTGTTTCAAACATAGCAGCTTTACGAAGCTCCATAGCATGCTTAGCAAGGCTTATCAGGAAGTTATCCGGATAAAGTGTGCTGAGCATAGAGGTCTTAAGCTGAAGTGAATTTTCATTCACAACACGAGGGGTGGGAAGGCCCGCCCAAGTAAGCTTAAGACGAGTTGGCGTACACTCCACACCTCTAAAATAGTCAGCGCCACAGGACTCTCTAAAAGAGCCGTGGACAAAGCTTTTGTCATGGTTAATTTTTAAACCTGACTTAGAGAGTGCGTCACTTACGGCTTTAGCATAGCGAGAAGGGAAGATAAGATCGTCCCCATAAACGTAGACTGAACTGAGTGCCTCTCTGATGGGGCAACCAGCGGCTTGAAGGCCGAGTACTGCGCTTAAATAAACTATGTAAGCCATAAGAGGGAATGTAAGGCCAGATCCCATTCCAGCAATGGAAGAGAATCTGCCGAGTGCTCCACTCGGAAGCCTGTAATACCTTGACCTAAACCTTTTCAGGAAGAGCAAAATGCCCGGTGCGTTACTGAAAATACGCACAGCAAGCCGCATAAGCACGCGGTCGGAGCATTCTTTTAGGTCAAAAGTAGCCCACTTTTTAGTTAGGCTACCCTCAAGAGCCAGCAAGCGATTAACTTGCTGACTAGCAAAGTTCACTCGAAACCGTGTGGATTTTTCCAACACGGTAGTACACCAGTCAAAAAAAGCAAGTTGCCCTCTAAGCTGGTGCAGCGGCTCTTTGGAAATAACCCGAGGTCCGCGGCTATCTTTCGGTACAAAAAGTACCTCAGAGGTTTTACCCTCATTAACAAGATTTACCGCAACTGGGGCTGACGGGTACGGTTTAAAGTACCCAGAAAAAGGCCGCTGGTGATCATTGCAAGTGCCAATCAGTCTATCTGGTTGCAGCTTGTACTCGTAAAAAGGTTTACGAGTGTGCTCAGACCCGGCAAATGCGCCGGGTCCAAACCTGGGGCCACAATCAAGTATATGATGAGCATGTGCTTTATGAAGCAATGGGCATCTACTTTCTGAAAGCCGACGGAGTTTCTCCGACCAGCTCCAGTCAAGGTGGAAAGACCGGTTGTCATGCTGTACCTGTTCATACTTATGTTCCGATTGAACTAATTGTCTGGGTTCGAACCCAAGTGCGAGCTTATAAGTATACTCGCACAGACGTCTTAGATTTGAGAGAGCTTCCTCTCCCCCAACCGAAGCAACACTGCCGTCAGGCAGGAAGATGTGGTCAAGCAAACTGCGAAAATAACGCAGAGAGCGGCCCTTCCAGGCAAAATCTGTCGGGCGTTTGAAATACCCGAGCTCTAAAGAGCCTAAAACAGACTTTGACAACTTTGGAAGAGTGACTGTCCAAAACTGAATGCCTTCGCTTGATAAGCGAGACAGACAGTAACTAACAGTGCTTTTATCAAGGTCACAGTCTTCTGCAACCCGTCTAAAAAGTTTATAGAAATCCAAGCAGATCTTTCGCATCGCCAGGTGCCTCCCTTAAATGGGGGTTATAGGCAGTGCGCGAGGAGATGCTAGCTTTCACCAGACAACCAACGGTTACCTGTAGCGGCGGTCAAGAACTCGCTAATGTCCAGCAACATGGCATCAACTTCTGTCGAAGTGAAGCCATTAGGTGGAACAGTCGCGACTAATTGAAGACTCGCAGAAAGGCGAGACGTTACGCCATTCACGGTTACGTCCTTTTCAGTGACGCGAGAGATAGCAGCAACGGTGTTGCCACTCTTAGACCGTGAACCCCCTTTTATTAAAAAATAATCGGCGGGCTGACCGAAGCCTGTGAGTGCGTTCAGATAACGCCCTTCACCTGCTTGGTTGAAAGTTTTGGTATTGACAGTGATCGGTGCAAACATCTGATTTGTTACGACGCTCGAAGAGCGAAGGGCATTGAGGGGGTTTAATCGGTAGACTGTCCTATTTCGTATAAACGGAGTAAAAGGACAACCTAAGCAAAATGAGCACCATCACAGGAACTAAAAATAGTTCTTTAGAAAAGTGGTCAAATAGGCAGCGTTGAAAAGCTGCTTAAGCGATGGAGTTTTCCAAAGGTCTGGAAAAGGCATGGGCGGAAGCCCAGGCGAGCGAGCATAATACTTATACGCACAAGGCGTATAAGGTGTGGTCGAATATCCAGGCCAT